CGCTTCCAAAAATGCTTACAATTAACACCTCCTTTATACAAGAATACATTGTAAGTAGATGCACCATTAGGTCCAAAGCCCGCATTAACTACACCTGCGTTTAATATATCTTCTTCTCTGTATATTTTATTTGCTCTTATCATTTTTTGACAAAACTCTCTTTCAGGGTTTGGATTGCCTGAATATTGATATCTTACCTTAAAAAGACTTGTATCTTAAGAACTACGAGCAAAAGGATTATTTCGTGGTGGTTTTGCAAACTGAAAAACCGTATTTAATGATTTTTCTGTGATTGTTATATCATCAACAGCCCTTTCATCTACTAATTCGTATTCGTCTAAATCTAAATCCTCACCCTTTTCAAATAACGCTTCTAAATCAACGTGCTTACAACTTAGTTCGGTATCTTCTGACAATCCTAAGTTTTGCGCATCTTCGTCTTGTACGTTTTCGTCTTCGATTGCGTTTTCTTCTTCTTGGTTTTCGTTTTCTTGTTCATCTTCTAATGTGTAACTTTCTCTTAAAGGTATAAATTCTAAATTAGTCTCTAATCCATTTAATTCTAAAAGCAATTTTAATTCATCTATAAAAAATTCTTGCTTTGGCGTTATTTGATAATCTTGCAATAATTTAGACGCTACATTTAACTCATCTGCATTAGAACCAAAACCCGTAGCTGATGGCATACCAAATAATAAAGGACTTGTAACACCGTGAGCGGTTAATATTTGATACTTAGCATCTTCTCTAAGGCTTTCCCATTGATTGTGTGCATCGTTGACCTCTAAGCGTGTAACAGTTATCTCAAACTCTTTAGAATCGTTAAAAGACAATATAAATTTACCTGCATTAGGGCTGCCTGTTAACTTTTGTTTTATAAGCCTTTCAATCTCTTCTTTTTGCTCTGGCTGAATGTTACTACCATTATTTATATTAATAATATAACCAAAGCTAAGACCGTTTTGTATGTGGTTAATGCTAAAATTAGATATTTCCTCTTCTATGTGAGCATATTGTAATCCCGCTAAGTAATCAGGATTAGAATAATAATACATACCAGCCTGATATGGCTTAACAACCTTTACCATAAGTTTATCGGTCATTTTACCTTTAAACATTGGTATTCTTTTTGGTTTTTTAACCATACTTCTATGCCAGTCATTACAATAGTAAACAGCATCTATCTCGCCTTTATCATTAGCCTTTTCCATTCCTAACTTATTGATAGGAATATGCTCAATCGCTGCAATACCACCACCCACAGACCTAACTAATTGCATAGAGTACATACCAAACAATTTATAATCTGTTAAGCATTTTCTTATTTCTCTTGGCTGAAATATCTCATACAAACCCTCATAAGGTATATCTTCGCCCTCTAATCTAATACCACGACCAAATAAAAGTTTATCATAAACATTTATAATACTTTCATTTGTTGGGCTTCCGTTGTATCTATCAATAATGTAATCAAAAAAACTATTGTTTTCACCATTTAATACCCACTCTCTATATCTGCTTTCCTGTATCTCAGGACGCACATAATTAGATAACTGTATTAACGATACATTATTAAATTTATTATCTTCACTCATATAGTCATAGCTTTAGATCTAAAAACAACCTTTGCTAAATCGTTATTAAATATTTTTAAAGAAAATTTATCCCCTTGCTCGGTAGAATAAGTAAAAAGATAACTTACATAGCCATCTTCTTTTATTTTGCGCTCTACATTTATAACATCACTTGACCCTTTGCTTTCGTTGTAAAGCACAACAATCTCATCTGAATTATCTAAAGTTAAATCGTAATATCTATTCGTTAACTTTATTGTTTGTTCGGTGGTATCTGATTTTAAATGTATCATACTATTATAGTAACTAAAAAATTTAAAATTTGTTTATAAAAAAACGCACTAAAATTAATTAGTGCGCTTAAAACAAACTCAAAAACACCTAAATTAGATATCGTCTATATTAGTGGCAGATACTAAGGCTTCTAATGCTGTAATAGTGGCTGAATCTAAAAACGGGGCTAAAGCATCCTCTTTTCCGTTTAAAGTTACGTTATATCCGTTGGCATCGCTTAATGATGTACCTGTAACAGGGTTAACGCTTCCGCTTACGCCTCTTTTTAATCCCATAATACGGTAGTTATCCATATTATCCTGAACAACTACAATAGCCCTTGACTTAACCAATAAGGCTAATTCTACAGAACTTTGTGCGCTTAATTTTTTAAGCATTAAGGTTAAAACCTGCTCATTTACCGCAGTCCCTGTCGCTCTATCGACTGTTTGTGTTTCCTGAAAGTCATTATTAGTATCACCCTCTAAGTCATACTTAAAAACTTCCGTAACACCTGCGTCTATAGCTGTAGCCTCACCAGATGCAACTGTAAAAGCGTCTTCTAAAAAGTTCAAAGCATAAAACGCTTTAATACCGCCTACAGTTCCTAAACATGGCTCAGTTCTACCTTTTGTTACTGAACAACTCATATATTTATATTTTTTTAAAAAGGGCAGTAATTAAACCGCCCTTATTTGATTAATAATTACGCTGGTGAAGTAGTAGATAAGTAATATACAATCTCTTCTGAATTGTAGTAACCTACACCCATATTGTAAACAATCTTACCTCTTACTTTACCAGTTAAAAGACCTATTTCATCTTCATCTCTTAACTCAACTCTGTTATGATCTGCTAATAAACCAGTAGCAAATACTAAGTTTCTTGGCTCAAACACGCAAATAGTGTTATCTGGCAACCCGTTAACCTCTGTCACGGTGTAACGTCCAAATCTTGCTTGCTTAGGCTCTGCGTTACCATTGTCAGCAATACCTTTACTAATTAAATAGAAATTGTATGCTTGGAATACATCAGGACCAACAGCTACAGTTAAATTAGAGCGTCTTAAAGCTACAGGGATAGCAGCTAAAGCCTTTTTTAACTCAGCCTCTACATTAGCTTCAGTAATTGCAGCCCCAGCTGGTGTAATACCGTTGTTGGCTTTAATTACATTTGCATCCGCCTCAAATTGAGTAATCCAACCGTCAAATTCATCTGAACCGCTTGAATCAGCGTTCCAAATTTGAGAACCTACAAACTCAGACTGCTCACCTAATACTTCCATGATGATAGCCTCAGCAATATTTTGAGGTAGATTTGGGTTTGATGCAGAAGCACCTACTAAATCCTCATCCCATGTTTGTCTAAAATCCTCTTTACATACATCGAAATCATTTTTAAACTTAACAGGAGTAATTACCTTATTAGATAAGTCAATAGCACCTGCTGGTGTATGACCACAAGTGTAAGCTACTGTTCCATCGGTGTAAGCAATCTTTCTAAGATTGTACTTATCATTTACGTTTTGCGCTATAGTAACAAGACCTAATCTAAGAGTGTCCTCTTCTTTAAACGCTTTTCCTATAATCTGACCTGCGACTTTACCCGCATAGTTAGAACTTATTGTTGTTGTAGTTGGCATATTTTTTAATTTTTATATTTTCTCATTAATTCCAAGATGCTTCCTGTCGCTGATAATTGTACATCTGCCTCAACTGGTGCATCTTTTACCGTTTCAGCTTCTGGTTTTTTAGATAACTCTGTTTTTAAAGTTTCAATTTCAGTTTCTTTAGTTTTTAAAGTCTCTGAAAATTCTGCCTTTACAGAATCAATCTTACTATCTACTTGCTTTGATAGTTCTGCTAATACAGCCTCTAAATCCTTTTTAAAAGCCTCATAGTCAAATTCATTTTCAACCTCTTCGGTTGTTTCGGCTACTGTCTCCACCTCTTCTTTAGGCTCTTCAATAACCGCTTCTTTGTTTTCATTGCTAAACGTTGCTAAGACCGATTTAAAACCGTCTTTTATAGCATCTGCAATGCTTTTAGTGTTATCACTCATATTTACTTCATTTTTAAATTTAATTTCTTGTAAACCTAATACTGCATCAATAGAAAAGCCTTTAACTTCGCCTTTCTTTACCTTTTCCCATACTGCATCGTCCTCAACTTTCATCATAGCAACCCAAGTGCCTTGCTCATATTGTTTGCCGTACGCATTAGACTTGTCTTTGTCTTTGTCCTTAACTATCCACGTTTCCACTACTGACATTCCGCTAAGTTTAGCCTCATGCTCTAATGAACTGTTATTTTGATAGCCTTTTTTAATAAAGCTATGTGCTAACTGCTCAATAGTTTCTTCTGACATAGTTAAAAAGAACTCGTAGCCATCTATATTGCGGTAAACTTTCTTATTAGGTATTAATGCAGCACCTAATAAAAGCCTTTTTTCTTCGTTTGCTAATGTTAAGTTTATTTCTTTTGGGTGCTCATTTAAAGCAATCCAAAAATCTTCCATTGCAGGACGTTCCACTACAGATAAGGCATAAACGCCCTCTGTTTTTTCTTCGTCAAATACAGCTTCGTAAACTTTCATATTTTATTAACTAAAAAAATTGTTATTTGTTTAAAAAGATTAAAAAAAGTGTTATATTTGGTTTGAATTTAAAAAATTAAACAAAAAATTTTTGTCAATATAGGGTTGCTGTTAACGCAGTAGCCCTATATTTTTTACCCCTAATCCAAAGTAGCGGTTTGAACAATATTACGGTCTAATTCCTGTTGACTTGTTACATTGCTACCCACTACAAATGCCTGTATCGGGTTTTGTTGTTGGTTTAATTGTTGTGCTATTTGATTAACACCGCTTTGCCCTACTAAGTTAAAACTTGGTGCAGTTCCACCACCGCCAGCAGAAGCACCAGATCCAGCGCCTAAACCGCCAATATTGCCACCTGCACCACCGCCACCACCAACACCCTCAATAGCTTGCGCTAATATTGTGGCAATAGATGCACCTGCGGATATTTTTGTAGCAGCTATTGATTTAGCTGATATTTTAGCCGTTGCAAAAAATGCTGGGTTTGGTACGCCAGGACCTAAAAAAGGCGGATTTAATGGACTTGGTGCTGCTGCTGCGGTAGCTTGTGCTATTGCTTTAGCTGCATTACTTATTACCTGAGCAACCGCTAAACCTTTCTCTATGGCAAATAATGTAGCTGCTATTGCCTTAGATTTACCTGCTAAAGTACCTATTAAATTAAGCCCTGCATTAGCAGCATTGAATTTAGCTTGTTCAAAAGCCATTTGAGCATCTAACATTTGTTGCTGTATTGCTCTTTCTTGTTCTGCTCTTTTTTGTTGCTGCTCTAATTCTACCTGTCTTTGAGCCTCTTCTATTTCATTAATTCGATTATTATATTCTTGTTGAGCAGCAGCCATAGCATCAAACTTTTCTTGTTCGTTGCTTATAGTTCTGTTTATTAGTTCTCTTTGCCTTTCTAATTCTTGTTCGGCTTCTAAACGTGCTAATTCTTGCTCATCCTTTCCTATTTGTGCAATCTCTTTTTTATTTTCTAAACGTTCACGTTGTAATGATGCTTCATTGACACGCTGCTCTGATTGAAAGCCTGTTATTTGTGCCTCAACCGCAGCGACTTCTTTTAAAGCCTCTCTTAATCTTGCTTGATTTTCTATATTGTCGCCCGTTGCTTTTATTTCTAATTCGGCAGCCCTAACACGTTGATTAGCTAATTGTAATTGTGCTTCTAATTGTTCTTCTAATACTCTACCTAACTCATTATTAGCCTCAATTCGTTCATCAATAGTTAACCTTTCATCATCTCTTATTTGTCTTTGTATTTCAGCCTGCCTATCATACTTTTCTATTAAACCTTGCAAGTCTATTTCGGCAAGTCGAGCCGCTTTTCTCGCCTCTGTTAACTGCTCGGCTAAAGCCATTGAGTTTTTAACAGATATTTCACCGATTTGATTTACAACTTGTTTTCCGAACGTACCGACTTCCATTGCAGCACCTACAAAGTTTTCAAGCACATCCTTTCCAGATTGTACTGCTTCCTCAGCAGTTTCCTTTAACTGTGTTTTGGTACCCTCTATCTCTTTATTTAGCGATTTTATTGTTTCTGGGTCATTATCACCAAAAAAAGACTCTTCCCATATTAATTGCGCTTGTTGTATTGCTAATTTAATACCTAAAAAACCAAGTTTTAATGGTGTTATAGCTAAATTTAAAAGACCACCAATTACTTTGCCTAATGATGCAAATCCTCCTGTTGCTTGACTTGTTGCGTCAAAAGCATTAAAAACAGCCGTAGTTAATTCAGTAAAAACAATGCTAATACCATTCATTACGGTATTAAAGGCATCCATTACACGCTGATTTTGACTAATAACCTGCCCTAATTTAACAACCGCACCGATAACTAAGCCTATCCCCGCTGCTTTTAAGGCAGTACCTAATAATTTAAAGCCATTAGTTAATAATTTAGTAGCTTTATTGGTTTTTTTGCTTGATTTCTCAACGTTTTTTACATTCTGATCTAATTGCTCAACCGATTTACCAGCTTTATCAATTTCTTTTTGCCCTTCGACATCAATACTTACTTTTATGTCCTTTTCTAAATCAGCCATGCTTTTTTACGTTTAAGTTGTTCAAACCCCTCTTTTAATGTCATAGGCACTTTATTAATGCCTTTTGCAATGTCTATATTTTTACTTTTACCGTAAAAATCATCAATTTCTAATAATTCTATTATTTCTTTTATCATGCTTCTTGTATTATTGTAAAAGTTGGGTTTTTTATACCGTCATTTACTCTTATTCTACCAAACCTTTCTGAGCCTGTAGCATTAGCACCTATGTTTATAGTTATTATTTGATTTGCTGATGTTGTTGGTGGCTTTGGCACATCTATTGTCACCCAGCCAGTACCATCACCTATATCTACAACCTCAACCGTAGAGCCTGATAAACCTACATATTGAACGTCAAAAGTTTGCGTTTCACTTGTAAATTCTTGTTGTGTTAATGATAAAGTACTTGATGTTAACAAATCCCCTGCTATCGGTGCATCATAAATGTCATTTATTAACTCTAATTCGTCCTCTCTGTTTACTATATTGCTTGAAATTGATTGAATAATATACCTATTACCTTTAATTAATAACCTGTCGTTTAATTTAAGCGTGTTTAATAAAGATAATGGCAATCTACCTGTTAGCTTATAAGAACGCCGCTTGGAACTAAACATATCGCCAATATAATCGCTGTAATATTGTTGGTATATTGTAGCATTAAACACCTCAAAAGAATATTCGTTTATTTCAGCACCAAAGTTTAAGTTAAATGTAGGTAAATTAATGAATAAAGAGTGGGATGGCATTAATACCTTAAAAGATATTTCCTCTTCTGTACCTGCATTAATATAGCTAATTGAGTTACCACCTAAATTAGTAGGCTTAGCAAAAAACAAAAAAGGATTTCCTGCTATGGGTTTAATTTCTCTATCTGTTATTAATCCGTATTGTATTGGCGTTAATGAGTTGTCATCAATATCAAAAAGCCTTTCAAAAATTGGATTTGTAAATAAAACTTCTATATCTAACTCTTCGCCGTCGATTTGGTCGCTTTCATTGCCTGTAGTTAGTTCAAACTCTAAATCGCCATAACCAATATTATTAGTTTCTCTAAATTGGTCTGCTAATATTTGGTCTGTCTCTTTAAAATTAAAATTAATTTGCTTAAATAAATTGCCTCTGTTTACAGTTTCTTCTTTATAATCAATGTAAGGCGTTACATCAATTATGCGACCATTACTATACCAATTCTGCAAACTTTCAACAATAATATTTCCGTTATTGTCTGAATAGGCTATAAGATTAAACATTTTAAATAATGAGGTTAGAAACTCATACACCTTTACGTCTGGCATTTCTTCAACAATACGCAAACTTAATGTAATAACCTCTGTTGGGTATGTGTCATCATAAACGGTACTCCCGCTT